CGCAGCGGCAAATTTGCGAATTTGGTTATCGAGCGTATCGCTTGGCGGGTGCAGTTGTAGAAAGTCACTAATCTTGATCCAGTCCGTGCCCTTATATTGCAGCGCCCACTCTGGTCTGTCAGCAAGTGATAGCTTCCGCAAGCTCCAATCACCTGGAAGTTTGATTTGCTCGCTCATCACATTTGATCTCCAAGCCTTATTGTTTTATGATGAGGATGCTGTTGGGGCTCATTTGGGCGACATTTTGGGCAAGCGACATACCAGTCGCATTGGATAAGTTCATTACGCCCCCAATAAAGTAGGCCTGTGCCGTTGCATTTATCGCATTTTATGACTGCTAGGTTCATTGTGCTAGTTCCTCAAAGATGTGCCATTTACCGGTGTCGTAGTCATAGAACCAAGCTGTATCGACCTTGCCTAGCTTTATAAAAAGCTCTTTCATCTCTTTATGTCGGCAATAGCGGCTATGATATCCAGCTGGACATGAGCAATTGCCGTTTAACACATAGCTGCCTTTGAGATCGAGATCGTTGCTAAACTTGCTTATCAGGTACTTGCCCCTCACTGACTTGAGGTTGTATAGCATCGTCTTTCCTCCGCTTATTTGCACCAAACATCTCGCCTATTTTGCGCATGTCGTCGTCTGCAATTAGCTTCTGGTGAGTTGATGTTTCAACCATTGCCATACCTTGCTTCGCAAGTTGTTCCTTACTTGCAGCTAGCGCTGACTTCGCTTGCTCTATGACGGAACGAGATGCTGAAGTTGCTTGATCACATGCAGCTACAGCGGCTGTTACTATAACTTCTAGCTGTATTCTAAGTTCATTTGCTGTATCACGCCATATGTCACCTTGGCGGGTTATTCGACGAATGTCAGCCTCCATTCTCCTATTTTGATCGGTTAGTTGAGATATTTCTCGATCGGCTTGATCAATATATTTGCGCATGTCCTGAATTTCAGGCGATGCCTCGACAAGCGACTCTAGAAAGGCTTTAACATCGACCTTCGGAACAGTTGCAGGTCGGCCAAATAGCTTACGTGCTGGTGGTTGGTCAGTCATTCGTCATTCTCCAGTGATTCGAATTTGATAGCGATATGGAATTGAAGACCCCATTCATCACATTGGCGCTTAAACGAGGCTAGTTGGTGGTTGTTTGGGATGTTTGGATTAGCCCAGAACTTAGAGATGAAGGCCTTACCAGCCTTAGTCACGCCTACTAAGCGCCAAGTGCCGTTGTGGGGCTCTGTCGCTGGTAGCACGTTAATATCGGTGCCTGGACCGGGCTTTGCACCTAAGATGCCGTAGGCTTTGTCGAGATTGTTAGCGGCTTCTTCAACTAACCAATCGCCAATTTCATCAAGGTAGCCCATTAAAGTCTCCTTTTGAAGACGGTAATGATGTCGTCAACCTCTTTCTTTCCTTCAATTTCTGTTATAAGCTTGGCCATTTCTTCTTCGGCGTGTCTTTTGCCCACTTCAGCGTGTCTTTGGCCTATCTTATACATTTCTGGAGATTTAGTTCTAACTAACCTAGTGATGCCTGTTTCCTTATTATACTTGGGCTTGTGTTTTAGTATAAGCTCATATTCTTTTTCTTCTGCATTTGAGCACAGCATTACATATACTGAGTCGAATGGTATTTTACGATCCGAATGATGTATCCCTAATCTCTGCAAAAAGCATGCTGTTCTTCCAATGTATTGGATCCTACCTTTGTATACCAGAAGGTAAACACCAGAACCGAGTAGAGGAGTGATGTTCCTAAATCCGTCGATCATAGTGACCTCCCATTATCCCCTATTATCCCATATTTTGCCCGAAATGTCAACTCTAAAGTTCGCCGAGTTCACGGTTCGTTCTAATTATTTTTTTCATGGTCTGTTGATTTCTGCAATTTCCTCATTAAGTTGCAAATGCCGATAAAGTTAGACTCCTTTTGCTTTGTGCAGGATTTGATCCATTTTCTGAGCATCGAAGTTCTTAGGCTGTGAGCTATGCGTCCAGCGCATGGCTGCTATGCGCAAATGGTGGGACCAAAAAGAGAACATCGTTCACGGTCCGTTCTAATCCGGCCATAATTCCGCCGCAATTGGGGCGTAGAATGCGCCAAATGGGAGAACGCATATGACTGAAGAGCAAGTTAAGTTCATGTTTAATCAAGTGTTTAGGATGATTGATTGGTCGCCACAAGGAATGTCATTTGGAGAGATTATTGAATGGGCTGCTAAATCTAAGCTTGATGATGAAACTCTTTTGACTATATTAGATGGATTAGAGGCATCTGAGCTTGTCGTAAGGCAAGGGGAAAGATATTCAGCGCTCTAGAGCAGGCTAAGCATCAATGCCTGAACTTAAATTGATGCAACATGGAGATGTAAGATGACTGACGTTCAAGAAACCCCAAGCACTATTTTGAGGGTTTATATCCCTAAAGCTAAAACCTTTGTAGAGGTCGATACGGGGCAAAGTCCTGAGCATGTTTACATGGAGGCTCTCGTTAAAGGCTTTCAGAGTCTCTTAACACGAGGCATGCCTGCGATAACTAAGGAAAAGTTTCCTGACGCTGATGAACTGCAAGCGACGGCTTTGGCGAAGGCGGAAGCTAACCTTAAGGACCTCTATGCAGGTAAAATTACCATTCGAGGAGCCTCAAAGGACAATAAGGTTCCCCGTGAGGTCATGACAGCGGCCCGTAATATTGCCCGCAAGATGGTTAAAGAGATCCTCAAGCGGCGTGGTGTGAAGGTGACGCAAGTGAAGCCTAGTGTCATTACAGCGGCTGCGAACACTATGCTTGCAGCTAATCCCTCGATTATCGAGAGAGCAAAGAAGGAGCAGGAGGAATTGGAGAAATCAGACATTGACCTTGATATGGACATTGAAGTTGATCCTAAGTTAGTGGCGGCGCAAGCCCAGCGAAAGACTGCTAAGACGCTAAGCGCAACTCAGGCTGGTAGGGTTACTAGCAGAGTTCAGCGATAGGCTAAGGCATGGGGATGGCTTAAGGCCATCCCCCTTTTAGTGGAGAGAGCAAATGACTGACTATATTACATACCCAGCCCCAGAGCCGCAGGCACAAGTGCAGGAAACCCAGACAGTGGAACCTACAACTACAGATAACACAATCACGGAGCAAAACATGAGAGAATACTTTGAGCGGATTGTTAGCCATGTCGTGAGCTTAAGTACTCAAGCTCAGAAGGTTAACGAGCTAACTCAAAAGGTCGAAGATATGAGCAATAGGATCTCGAACCTTGAATATGAGAATAACAACCTTAAGCAGGACTTGCAGTCTCAAATTGAGACTGTCAATCAGGTGAGGGCACAGCATGATGCAGTTGAGCTTGAACTTCATAATAGTCGAGAACACACTCATGCTTTGGCTGAAACTATTGTTATGCGTGACAAGCGAGTGGCAGAGCTTGATCAGGCTAGACAAAATGCCGAAGACCACGCTAACGAGGTCGAGCAAGAGCATTTGGTTGCCCTTAACAGAATAAGCGACCAAGAGGCGCTTATTAATGATTTGCGCAGCCAGCTTGAGACTGTGACTGAGCAAAGAGATGGTTGGGAAAGAAAGGCTCATGTTCACAAGCAGGAAGCTGAGGAGTTTAAGTCTAACTTTGATCGTATTCAAGCGATCCTTAACCCTCCTCGCCCAGTCGAGAGCTATGTCTCGCCTGTAAGTGATGAACCCCAAGCAGATGTTGCTTAACTAGCGAAAGGAATGGCCCTGGGCGCAAGCTTGGGGCCATTACTCTGTGAGGGCGAAGCCCATGGAAATAGACAAGGTAATTCATTGGGTTGTGGTCCACCGCCTCTTGAAATGGGGTTATAACCCAATGTCAATCAAACCAGAGTTTATAGGTCATCTTGCTACGGAGTTGGAGATGAACTTTACGGCAGATGAGATTATGCAGGAATATAGGAGATGGCTGCAATGACACTAGAGCAGTTTGCTGAGAAGCTTAAGGCGCTATTAAGAGAAGCTGAAGATAACGGCTTAGATATAGATGACTTTTGCCAGCTTGCAGAAGAGATCATAGCTGGTGGATGGAGGGACAAATGACATACCGTAAAGTAGGTGGCCTACACCATGTGGTGTTTAGGTGGTTTGGGTTTAGCTGGTATTGGAGGCGAAGCCATGACAAGCACTGAGAATAACGAAACTAAGGTAACGGTCTTAAGTAAGAACACATATACGGCGAAAAAGGAATATGACTGCATACTGTGTCATAAGCCTATCGCCGTTAAGTCACACTACGTTAGGGTTTTAGTGAAGCCAGATGACGGTGTGGTGCAAACTCAAAGGTGGTGCCTACCTTGTTGGCTAGGGTAGAGCTTTAGCTTAGGCGATAGGTATAGCGTTCGCCTAGATAGGGTCATAAGAGATAATCTCAAATGTGGCCCTATCGCACTCGCAAATGGCAATCTCAAACGGAGGCAATGCCAAATGACTGTACGTGAGCTTATAAAGTTGCTGCAAGCTTATAGTGGCGATATAAGGGTTGTAGTTGCTGGTTATGAAGGTGGCTACAATGATATTTCACATGGGGAGCTTATTGAGCTTAACCTAAATGTTAACGATGCGTGGTATAGTGGCCCACATGCGCGACCAGATGACGACGCCAAGGGGGATGAAACAGCACTGCATATTCGCCCCGACTATGCCACATAAACGACCGTACAGCGGTTTTTAGGGGAGGGGCCTAACACCCCTAGCCCGAAGGGCCTGAAAATGCGCTAGCGCTCGATTGTGGGGCTTTTTGTACAAAACGAGAACAAGCGAGGCAAATAAAAAAAGGGCCACTGATTAGGTGGCCCTTGATGCTTGATGCTAACATGCTCGGCTGCGCCGATTAACGTATTGCCTTTCCCTCGCATATTGCATAGATCATGTAGTAGAGTATGCCAAGACCAATGATGGTTGGTATATCTATCTTAGGCGCTAGCCACACTAAGGGTAATAGTGGAACGGCGTATAGAAGCTTGATCATTTGGGTTGCTCCTATTTGAGTGTCAGTATACCAAGGGCCAGGATTGCCCAAGTGCTAAGCATCATAACAAAGGCGAGGTCTGCGGTGCTCATGACCACATAAACTCCACAAATTTGAGGCACTTATAAGTTATGGTTTCTGCCCTTTTTTGTGCTTCTAGCTTAGACTTGAATGGTCCATAACATTCAAGTATTAGATTGCCTGCTCTTTGAATAAGAGCCACAACAACGTAGTTGCTAGGCTTGCGCTTCGTCATGACTGATCCTCCAACCATCGTTTGGCCCTATTCTGCAACAGCAGAATGTCTTCGAGGTCGAGATATTCCTCGTCGTCAAGACACTCATGCTCGACTGGCGCAGCCTTCGCTTGGCGAGCGAGTGCCACTGTTGTGATATCATCTAGGATTTCCGCCAAGGTCTTGTGGGTTCTCATTGGTACAACTCCAATCCTGTGTTTGGAACAATCCACTTGCTATAGCTTGGCGAGCCGAAGCAGGTATAGGTTACAAACGCACAAGCATTGATTAACTGCGGGTAGTAATAGAACATGGCTTTGTCTCCTGTTGTTGGTCATCATCAGGCAAGGCTTAACCTTGCTACTGGGGCAAAATGCCCCAGTTTCGACCTTGTGGCGCAGCCTTAGCCCTTCACAGGCTTTGAGGCGAGCTTGCTATCGTTGTCCTTCACAAATTGGCGGAGCTCTTCGGCTCGATTGAGAATATCAAGCAAGGTGGCCTTGTACATGGTTATTGGGAACCTAGCGTAGCCGTAGATGGACACTGCGCCCTTCTCCGATACTTTAAGGCCATTCTTCACGGGCTTAGCATTGGCCTTCAAGGCTTCGTTCTGCTCCTGAAGCAGAGCGATCATTGCAAGCATATCTTCGTGGGTCATCTTGGTTTGGTCCTGAAGAATTGCCATAGTGTATTCTCCTGCTTTCGGCTTGATTGCCGTTCATAGCTACCGCTTAGGATAGCTATTGGCTGCAATCAACGTGCCTTGCGCTTATCGTTCCAAGCCTGTTCATAACCACGAACCATTGCCCATCTAGCAGCGCCTGTGACGTAGGGACATGGCCAGTTGCGCCGATACTCTGGGTCTGACATGCCTAGGGCATATCCGTCACGATAAGCTTGCTCTTTGTCCTCTCGCATGGTGTGTCCTCTAGGGCTCCTGGAAGCTTCACAAGGGCACATGCCGTTGTGTGGTCAGGAGCTTGGGCACCGATTGTGGCGCAATTAAGGCCGGATTTGAGAACAAAGCGGGAAATGTGATCACGGGAGCGTGAATAATTGTCACAAAAGCGTGATCGAATGTGCTCATGTGCCCTAGCGGAGCCCTGCGAAGCCTTAGCTTCCCCTCCATGATCCCTTACCTGAGCCCTCTATAGCCCTCCACACCCCTAGGTGGCCTACTGGAGCGGGGTCTGGGTACCCCCTCCTAACACTCTTAAAAAAAAAAAATTTTGAAATAGGTAGTATAGTAGGGGTGGATTGGGGGTACCCCCTAGGGTTGCGTGGAGGCTATCTGGGGTCCTAGAGGGGGCATGGAGGGCTTTTCTAAGGGGCGCTGGAGACAAGGCCAAGGATCATGAGGGCATATTGCGCAATGATATCAATAGCTTAGGCGCTAGTGTGCCCTGGCTGCTGTTGCTGATCGGCCACACCGTTGCTTGTTTGTCACAGTGTCAGCACCGATCGACAGGGGGTGGGGGCCCAAAGATCGATGCTGGCTGGCCGGCAAAGTGCCTGCGCAAATTTTGTGTAAATCCAAAGAGCCATACCTTTGGAAACGTGGTGAAATGTATACAGCGGCGAACTTTATAGTTGACATTGTGGCGAAAGTATGAGATAATCTTGGGTAGGCTAAAGCAGCATAAGCGAGGGCTAAAGCATAAACGATGCCAGCTGGACGACCGCCAAAGCCCGTTAATGTCATAGAAGTGCGCGAATTGCGCCTAGACGAGCTAGCGCACGTGAAGCGTGGCTCTGTGCCTGCGGTTAAGCGGTTTCGCGATAGCCATCACAAAATGGCCCAATTATTTGCAATGGGCCTAAAAACTCATGAAGTAGCCGAGCTAACTGGATATAGCCTCTCTAGAGTGTCATTGCTTAGATCAAACCCAGCATTTGACGACTTAGTTGATCAGAAGCGAGGTTTAGACGAGTCCAACATAAAAGACGGCATGCAAGCCTATTACCAAATGATTCTCGATAATGGACTTAAAGCCGAGCGCAAGCTAGCAGACAAGCTTGATGATGACGATGAAACTGAAGAAATGTCAGTTCGGGAGCTGATTTCCATCTCCAGAGACTCCGCTGATCGAGTCGGTTTAAGTAAACGAACGGTGCAAACTAATATCTCAGTCGACTTTGCGGTGTCTCTTGATCGTGCAATTGCTAGGTCTCGGACCGTTAAACAAATTGAGTCTCAGGCCATAAGCGAGGCTAGCGACGTGATAGAAAGCATCATACAAGCGCAGCCGAAGTTTAAGCGAAGGTTCTAGCAGATGCCTATTGTGCCGACAGGCGAGCCTGAAGCTGAAGATCAAAGGAGCTTGATGGGCCAACAAAGTCAGCTGCCATCATGGTTGGGTTTGCCTCAACAAGACACGAAGTCTAAGTCGATGATAAACGAAGCAGTAAGAAGCTTTATGGAGGACCAAAGAAGAAAGATTGCAAAGACACCTTCAGCTGTAGATACTGAAACAATAGCCCAACGCATATTTGATGCTCATGCTGCATTTCATCCTGTGGATCCAGGCAAGGCCTTGCCTACTCCAACAGACGAAGAGATGGCACAATACATTGGTAAGGCCAAGATCCCAACAGCTGGTCTAAGAGCTATAGCCGGGCGTGTCTCGGATTTTGTTGATAGTTTAAACCAAAGTAGGCGAAAGAGGGAGGCACAAGCTAACTAGATGCCTTATGATGACCTCTATGAGAAACACGGTCGCAGAACTGGAGTTGACCCTTCGTGGCTCAAGCGAATTGCGCAGATCGAGAACTCCGAGCGGGCAACAGGCTGTACAGGGAGTTATTGTGGTTTGTTTCAGCTAAGCCAAAGTGAATTCACTCGGCATGGCGGCACAGGCTCACGCTTCGACCCTGAGCAAAGCACAATGGCTGCTGCAAATAAGATGGCTCAAGAGTCTAGAGACTTTAAGGCCAAGTACGGTCGAGATGCAACGTTAGGTGATATCTACATGATACATCAGCAAGGCTCAGCTGGATATGATGCACATATGAGCAATCCCGACGCTCCAGCTTGGCAGAACATGTACTCGACAGGCGAGGGTAAGCAGAAGGGAGCTGGATGGTCCAAACTCGCCATTAAGCTCAATACCCCAGGGGGCGTAGCTCAGTTTGGTGGTGTTGAAAACATAACTAGCCAACAGTTCGTCGATATGTGGAACCAGAAGCTATCTAAGGGCGGCGCTGTGTTAGAAGGTCACGAACCAGCTGGTATGCCTAAGCAGGCATCGGATTTACCTGATGAAGAACATGAAACTGCTGGTCTTCCTAGTGGTGCAGTAGACACAGGCGAAGGTGAGGGTGGCAAACACACTCGAGCCGGTAGAGGTGCAGCTGATGCTAAGAAGGGTAGTCTCCTTAATGAAGAAATGGACGTCGAACCCTATAAGCCCAACATACCCAAATTCCAAGTTCCTGATCTAGTCCCTAAGTTCACGGGAGTTTGAGATCATGCAAAACATAGGCCTCATCTTCCTAGTGTTCGCCTTTGTCTTTGCCGTCATAGCCAGTTGCATAATGGTGCAGGCTGGGCGCTTTCATCTTGGATGGGCCGCTATTGCATTCTGGATAGCGTCTGAGCTTATAGGCGGCTTGGGGCGAGTTCTACACTAGTGGCTAGAAGGTTTGTCATAACTATGGCAGTCGTGATCTTGATAGTGTTAGCAATAGCAGCATATGGATATCTAACTGGAAGTTGGGAAATTAATGTGAGATGAACGAATCCCTGCTAGGCTGGCTAGCCGAAACCTCACGGGACCCATACGCCTTTGTCATGGGCGCATTTCCCTGGGGTGAGAATGATACTCGCCTAGCAGGGTACCCTAATGGACCCGAACCTTGGCAAAGGGACATCTTGAACCTTATCCGTGATGGGTTATTAGATGTCAATCGGGCCATTCAGTTGGCGGTGGCATCGGGCCACGGGATTGGCAAAACAGCTCTTGTCTCGTGGATCATGCTCTGGGCTCTCTCCACAATGCCTGACACCAGAGGCGTTGTCACCGCCAATACTGAAACTCAGTTGAAGACTAAGACTTGGGCCGAATTGGGTAAATGGTTTCATATGTTCCTCGCTAAGGATCTATTCCAGCTTACAGCAACAGCTATCTTCAGCAAAGACTCAGCGCACGAACGTACTTGGCGAATTGACATGGTCCCTTGGTCCGAGCGTAATACTGAAGCATTTGCCGGTCTCCATAACAAGGGACGTCGCATCTTGGTTGTCTTTGATGAAGCCTCGGCTATACCAGACATTATCTGGGAGACTACAGAGGGCGCACTTACCGACTCTGAGACTGAAATTGTATGGTGTGTGTTCGGAAATCCGACTCGCAACACTGGTCGATTTAGGGAATGCTTTCCTGGCCAGAGGCACTCAAAGGAGTGGACAACCAAGCAAATAGATAGCCGTGAGGTCTCACTTACCAATAAAGATCAAATCGACTCATGGATCGACGCCTATGGCGAAGACAGCGACTTTGTCCGTGTACGTGTTAGAGGTGTGTTCCCACGAACAGGCGAGATGGAATTTATCTCCCAAGAAGATGTTGAGGCAGCAGCAGCTAGAGAACTAGAGCTATTCCCAAATGATCCCTTAGTCATCGGCGTCGATGTAGCGAGGTACGGCCAAAATGAGTCAGTCATCTGGTTCCGTAAGGGACGTGATGCTCGCAGTATCCCGCCAATTCGCCTCCGAGGTGCATCGACTGTTACGCTTGCCGGTAAGGTTATGGAGGTTCACGGTCGGTACCATGTGGATGCTGTATTTATTGATGGAGGGGGTGTCGGCGGTGGTGTTGTTGATAATTGTCGGGCCCTTCATCTTAGTGTATTCGATATACAATTCGGTTCACGTGCCGAGGGCATGGGTTGGGCCACGGGCAACGAGGGTGAACGTTATGCCAACAAGCGAGCCGAGATGTGGGGTGCAATGCGAGCTTGGCTCAAATCAGGGTCAATCCCAAATGACCCAGACTTAAAGGCGCAACTTATAGGCCCCCTTTATACTTACACGCTGAAGAATGAAATCCTCTTAGAGAAGAAAGAGCAAATGATGAGTCGAGGTCTCGACAGCCCCGACCTTGCCGATGCTCTTGCTCTTACCTTCGCCATGCCGGTTGCACTTCAAAACCGGGAATTTCCATTTAAGCCACTTGTTATTAGTGAATATGATCCATACAGCAAAGAGTCAATTTATGCCGAAGTCCATAAGCCCTTTGAGCCTGAGCCGCTTTATGGAGGCTTGCAATGAGTTTCGTGCCTAAGTTCTTTGGCTCTATCTTTGGTGGTGGTGGTGGTGGTGGCGGTGCTGGTGCCCCCTCAGTCCCTGCCGTTCCACCACCGGCGCCTGTGGCGGCCCCTCCCCCGCCACCGGCGCCACCTACAGCAGCACAGCCTCCACCCTCGTTTATCCCAGAGCTTAGTCCAGGCGCAAAAGCTCAAAAGGCTAGTGGCACAGCAACGTCGATGCTTGGCGCTGCTGCTACAGCCGGTCAATCAGCTAAGAAATCGTTGTTAGGTGCATAGTGCCATGCCACAAGTCCCAATGCTAGATCCATCTAAAGTTACTCAAGAACATGGCCTTATGGGCGGTGAGGGTGTAACACCTGAACATGTCTTAATGGCTGCCGCAACTATGCATGATATGGGGCGCTTAGTTGAGTCTTCAAGTGGAAAGGGCGGTCTTAAGATGCCGCATGTAACTAGAGGCTCAGGCACCGGTCGTAAAGGCGGGATAAAGTCACGGGCTTTAGGTGGTGATGTAGAGCCAGGAGAAGAATATCTAGTTGGCGAACATGGGCCAGAGGTTATAGTGCCAAAGAAGAAGGGAACTGTAATTGCGGCTGCGGATATTGACCCAACTAAGCGACAAAGCCCGTTTGACATTCAGAAAGAAACAGCTAGTGGTGGTGGAGCTAAGGTTCTAGAGGGTGAAATAGTAGCCCAGCCACCAGCTAAGGCCGGTGCATCCTCAGCTACATCTCGCCGACTTGGCATGCCGCATGCGGCTGAAATCAATCAAGAGACAGGACAGACATATGCAGAATCGGCTCAGAGAGCCTCTCTAGGCCCTATGTGGGGGAGACTAGAAAAGCTTGGGATGTCTTATTCGGACATCATGAATATTGAGCTTAAAGATGCCTATAAGTTCATCAAGGACAGAACTGTGAAGTAATGCCGCTAAGCGAAGTAGACGAGAAATACCACTCTCACGTCAATGAGCGCCTGCTAGGGCTGCGTGTCAATCGCTATTCATGGTGGGTGCACGGTCGTGAGTTAGCTGACTTCCTCTTGCCCAGACGCTATAAATGGCTAATTACACCAAACCAAATGACACGTGGATCGCCAATCAATCAACATATATTAGATTCTACTGGTACACTAGCGGCCAGGAACCTAGCATCTGGTATGATGTCTGGGATTTCATCCCCTACACGACCGTGGTTCCGGCTCAAAGTCGGCTGGCAGGACTCGACTCAAACATCGCCAATCAGCCTGTGGCTAGCTGAATGTGAACGGCTGATGATGCTTGTGTTCCAGGCTTCAAACTTCTACAACTCCATAGCAGTCGTTTACTTTGATCTAGTCATTTTTGGCTCGGCTGTGATGTTGATTTACGAGGACTTCGACAATGTTATCAATTGTGTTAATCCCTGCTTTGGAGAGTATTACCTTGACAATGATGGTAAGTACAGGCCATCTATCTTCTTCAGAGAGTTCACACTTACGGTCGATCAGGTCGTTAATGAGTTTGGCGAGGAGAATGTCTCAGACCAAGTCAAGCGGCTCTACGGGGAAGGTAAGGCCGCCCTAACGAGGGAGATAATCGTAGCACATGCAATTGAGCCAAACGACGATGGGCGAGACTTTGGAATACCGAAGAATTTCAAGTTTAGAGAGGCTTATTGGGAGTGGGGTGGCTCTGTCTATCCGCAAGGAGGATACGCTAATATCCATCAGGGCTTCTTACGTAAACGAGGGTTTCATGAAGCTCCAAACATTGCTGTCAGATGGGACCTTGTCTCTAACGATGCGTACGGAAGAAGCCCGGGCATGGATGCCCTACCGGATGTTAAGCAACTTCAACAAGAAGTGCGGCGCAAAGGGCAAGCTATCGATAAGACAGTTAATCCACCTATGTTGGCAGATGTACAACTAAAGAACCAGCCAGCCTCACTTCTTCCCGGTGGTGTTACCTACATCGCTGGGATGATGCAGGCTGCGAACTCAGGCTTTACCACAGCTTATGGCAACTGGCGCCCAGACATCGCTGCTATAAGCGAAGACCTAAACGAGGTCCGTGAGCGCATAAGAAAGGTCTTCTTTAACGATGTGTTTCAGGTTATTAGTCAGTTCGAGACTCGATCGAATGTAAGTGCAACTGAGATTGACGCTCGTCGCAGCGAAGCTCTCATTATGTTAGGTCCCGTCTTGGAGAGAATCCAACATGAGCTGTTGTCTCCTACAATCGAACGAGTGTTCGCAGTTATGTCTAGGGCCGGAGTTCTGCCGCCACCCCCAGCTGAAATTCAAGGAGCTAATATCGATATCGAGTATATCTCCATGCTACTCCAGGCGCAGCTTGCATCAGCTACTTCAGGTATTG